TCAGCAAGGACAGCAATAGCTTTTAAATATTCTTGTTCAGTCATAATATCTCCTGTGATTGTTAATTTTGGTGAGAACCTAATGTAAGCATATTTTTTCGTTCTGCAACAGTATTTTTTAGAATTGTTTTCTTGACAGGTTCGTGGTAAATAAACCTTTAGAAAGTATGATAAAAGACACATTTTTTCAAACACCTATACATTATGAAGAAAAACCTGAGTGGGTTGATAAACTTAATACTGTATGTGAGCCTTATTTAAATGATGCTAAAACAGTTTTAAAAAATGTCATAAAAAAAAGAGGTACTGATTATGGATACGTTTATCATTCAAATGAAATAGCCTCTGATAAAAAATTAAAATTTTTTTATGATTATGTAGGACAAAAATCTGCTGAGTTTCTATTAGACATGGGTTACTCATTAAAAAATCACTCATTACATTTTACCGAAATGTGGGTGCAAGAGTTTCCAAAAGACGGTGGTGGTGCACACCCACAACACGTGCATGCAAACAGTCACGTTTCTGGTTTTTATTTTTTAGATACACAAGGTTCATATCCAATGTTTTTTGATCCAAGAACTAGATTAGAAATGATTAGTTTACCGCAACAAGACAAAACTAAACTGACTATGTCTAGCTCTTTTATAAGTTGGAAAATACAGCCCGGTACGTTAATACTTATACCAGCATACATAATGCATGAATACGTCCCACAAACAAAACAACCTTTTAAATTTATTCATTTTAATGTACAAGCGATAGAGAAGAGATTCAGATGATTTTAAGAAATTATAATTGGAATTTTGTCAATTGTTTACCCTCCTCTTTTTGTGACGATGTTATTGCTTATGGCAATACTAAAAGACAAATATCTGCAGGCATAGCTGGTGAATCTTTAACTACAAAAGAAGATTTGTCTGATAAAGATTTACACGTAAGAAGAAAATCAAATGTGGCATGGTTAAATGATTGGTGGATATATCGACACTTAAAACCATTAGTTAGCATAGCTAATACTAATGCAGGTTGGAACTTTGAAACACATATGCATGAAGCTATACAATTTACTAAATATGTAGATAACGGACATTACGATTACCATGCTGATATGCATGAAGCTCCACATAATAGTTTACACATACCTGAGTATATTGGCAAAGTAAGGAAACTATCTATGACAGTGCCTTTAGTTGATGGGTCTGAATATGAGGGTGGTGATTTTGTAATACAAACACCAGGCGGTGTTGAAGTAGTAATAAAAGAAGCAAGACAAAAAGGGGCAGTTATAGTCTTTCCTTCTTTTGTACAACATAAGGTAACTCCAGTAACATCAGGCACTAGGTATTCTTTAGTGATGTGGACTTTAGGGTGGCCATTTAAATAAAGGAGAGCAAATGAGTTTTAAAGAAAAAAATTATGAAGTATGTAAAAAAGCCATATCTAAAGAATTAGCTAGTTTTTGTTATAGGTATTTTTTATTAAAAAGAGATGCTTACGTGTTTATGAGAAATGCAAATTATATTTCTCCATATGATTCTATTTTTGGACGAGACGGTGATGATCAAATACCAAATACTTATAATTCTTATTGTGACATTGCCATGGAAACATTATCTACTACAATGTTACCGTTTCTATGTAAAAAAGTAGGTGTAGATTTACATCAACAGTACACTTATACAAGATGTTACAAATATGGAGACATATTATACAGGCACAAAGACAGACCCGAATGTGAGATCTCTGCAACATTAAATTTAGGAGGAGATCCTTGGCCTATTTTTATTGATGGATCAGGTGGTAAAAACAATAAAGGCACTGAAGTTTTATTAAATCCAGGTGATTTATTAATCTACAGAGGTTGTGATCTAGAGCATTGGAGAGATGCGTTTGATGGTGATAAATGTGTGCAGGTTTTTTTACACTACAATGACAAAAACGGACCCTTTGCTAATAAATGTAATAGATTTGACGACAAAGTTATGTTGGGACTACCTGCTGAATTAAAACAAATACAAAGGGATTAGAAATGTTTACTAATACAAGATTATTTCAATACAACAATGTATCAAGTCAATGTGTATACATCTTTGATAATTTTTTGGAGGATGATTATAAAAATTTTCTCATGGAAAAAACAATAGAACTAACCAAAGAAGATTTTTCACAAAAATCAACTAATGTAAAAGCCAATTTATCAGATGTTTCTAGCATCAATACTATGGAAGAATTTCAAAAATTTAGAGATAAGGTAGCAACATTTTGTAATTGTGTTATCGCTTTAAGAACACCTCATTGGAATCAACCTAGAGATATAATGTTTCAAAACATGTGGGGCATGCAACATTTTAAGGGTGACAAAACTATTAAACACTCACATGGCACAGTAAATTGGTCAGGCGCATATTATATGAGATGTCCAGATGAAACAAAATTATATTTTCCAGATGTAGATCGCAGTGAAAAAATTGTTGAAAACACCATGTATTTGTTTCCTGGAGAGTTTCAACACTATACAGACACACATACATCAGATACCTCTAGAGTTAGCGTTGCATTTAATATAATGGTTAACTGGGTCATAGAGAAAGACAACTTATTTTATCCAGCAGACGCTGTAGCAACCTATGAAAGAGAGGATAAATGAAAAAAGCAGTATTAACAGAAAGTTTCATAGTAACTGATCAAATTGCAGAAACATTGAAAAAATCATTAGATAAGAAACTAATGATTAAAGAAATTAAAAGAGCTCACAAAGCAAAAGAGCGTGTATCTAATGAAAATTTCTATCATGATTATTTTTACACAAAACTTCTTTTTTTAAAATACTATAAATGGGTAGGTGAATACGCACAGGATCACTTCAATGTTATTGCAAAAGATAAGATTATGTTTGCAAATTATTCAGCCATTGTATTAAAACCAGGTGAAAGTTTAGGTTTTCATAATCACATAGATGATTGGGATTATCATAATAATTCTTATGATGTATCCATGATTTATCCATTACATGTCAAACAAGGTAAAGAAAAAACAGATATTTTATTTAAATATGACAACGGCAGATTTAAAAAGCAAAGGTTTAAAATACCATTACACGAAAATTTTTTAGTGATGTTTAGTTCTCATTTAGAGCATTCTATTTTACCAAACAACACAAAAGAAGATATGATTTTTTTATCTATTAAATTTATTTATGAATAGACAAGTTAAGGTAATACAAGATTTTTTACCTGAAAATTTACACAATGAAATATATAATGTTTTAACTAATAATAAGTTTCCGTGGTATTATTCATCAAGTGTATCAAGTGAGCTTGAGCCTAAAAATAAAAAAGATTTTTTCTTTTATCATAATCTTTATCTACAAAATTATGTAAGTAATGATTATTTTCATCAACTATTAATGCCAATACTAGGTAGATTAAATTTTAATTATATTATTAGAAGCAAAATAAATTTATATCCAAAAAAAGAAGAGCCGTTTGTACATGATTTGCATACAGACTTTCAAACAAATCACATGGTAGCTTTATACTCAGTAAATACAAACAACGGATCAACAGTTTTTGAAGGAGGAGAAAAGGTATCTTCGAAAGCTAATGAATTATTACTATTTGATGGTAGTATTAAACACGCAAGTTGTGTTCAAACAGATGAAAATGTAAGAATTAATATTGTTGTTAATTTTAAATAGATTTCCAACTACTAGTATTAGGATCCCAATACTCTGTCATCTTACCATCGAAACTACCATTACCGTCAGAATCTACTGAATATGTGCCCTTTTCCCATCTAACAGCTGACTCATTCCATTGTGACATTTCATTATCACCCACAGATCCAGGATTAGCTATTGGAGGTTCATAAATACATTTTGATTCATTTAGAACCCAAGAGTTCATACCATCAGGTCTAGCTTTAATAAAAGCATCTCTTGTAGGATCATACGTATCTCCCATACCAGGATAGTTTTTTCTAAAAGCTTTGCTTTGATCAGATGCTTCAGTCATTGTCCCATCCTCATTTTGTTGGTAATAAATACCTGTAACAGTGTTGTAAGAACACTGTTTCCAAAGATTCCAACCATGAACAGCAGATTGATGAGCTATTCCTACAGCTTCTGATTCTTTTCCGTCACTGTCTAAACAATCTTCATCATTTAAGTGCTCTACTGATAGAACTACGTTAGCTTCACTTAATTTTGCAAAATGTGCCATTACGAAGATTTATACCTAATTACGACGATACCTGATCCACCGCTACCGCCATTAGCTCTTCTAGCACCGCCACCTCCACCGCCAGTATTTGATGTACCAGACTGTCCAGCTTGACCCATTTGGTTTAAAGGTTGACCTGATCCTACGTTCGTACGACCACCGCCACCGCCACCGCCTGAGCCGCCTGCGCCTCCTGACATAGCAGTTCCTGGTCCTTGACCACTAGCACCGCCACCTCCACCGGCATAGGTTGTATCTGAAAAAGTTATATTGTTTGGCGAACCATTACCACCAGCACCGCCACCTCTTTGGTTACACCCTGAAGGAGGAGATTGAGGAGCTTGGTTACCAGCTTGAGCTGCTCCACCGCCACCAGCTGCACCGCCTGCAAAAGCGTTTGTGCCAGGGCCTCCATCATTACCTTGAGGAGGAGAAACTGGAGGTGTATTACCTGACCCATTACCTTGACCTTGAAAAGCGCCAGCGCCTCCACCAGATCCACCATCCTGACCATTGTCTGGATTAGCGCCTCTACCACCGCCTGCAGAAGTAATATTTGAAAAACTTGAATTTGATCCATTAGTTAAAGCTCCACCGCCTCCACCAACTGTTATAGGAAAACTAGTTGCTGAAACGGGTAAACCTCCACTGCCTGGTGTAGTGCCTGGATTGTTTGTTCTAAAACCTCCTGCACCGCCTCCACCGCCTGGCATTAGTGGTGATGATGGGTGGCCACCGCCTCCTCCACCACCAGCTACTACTAAAAAGTCTACAGTGTTAGATCCAGCAGAATTACCAACAGATTGAACTGTAAATGTGCCTGGCCCTGTAAATGTATGTCTTGTGAAGTTACCTTGAGTTGAAGTAGATCCACCCTGAGCAGTAATAAATGATGCATTTTCTGCACCGTAAAAATCACTTATTGCTATAGTGCCTGAAGTTGGAACGTCTGTATTATTGGTGCCAACTAAGGGTCCGCCTCTATAATACTCACTCAATGCGTGTGGTGCTGAACCACCAAATTCTTGTACTATGGTATTGATACCTATTGTGCCTGAACCAGGAATAGCCATAAATTACCCTTTCTTTAATTCATTAACTTGACTTTGTAAATCCTTAATAGCTTCAATTAATACACCTACCATGTTTGGATACGCAACACCAAGATACTCCTCTCCATCTTTATTCTCAGTCGAAACAACTTCAGGAATAACTTTTTGTACCTCTTGTGCTATCACACCCATACTCTTGTGTCCGTTCTTTTCAAAGTTAACACCTCTCATTTGTAAAACTTTATCAAGTGCGCTTGGTATAGTTTGTATATTAGTTTTTAATCTTTCATCTGAGAATGCTACTACATCATCGTTAAATGTAGCCTTACCTGCAGCTGACATATCAAAAGTTACCGCTGTAATAACCGTACTATCATCAAGGCCTTTTATAATAAAATCTTTATCGGCTACTTTAGTTTCAATGACAAAATCTGAAGAACTGTTGGTAAAGTGAGCGATAGTTGTTCCACCACTATCAATTTTTACATCATTACCACCTGCATCTAAGATAATATCTCCAGCCACATCTAAAGTTAAATCACCAGAAGACAAATCTATCTCAGTGCCATCTATTGTAATATTATCAGCAATTAAACCAGCATTTGCTGTTACAGTGCCACCAAAGGATGCATTACCTGCCTCAGACATGTCTAATGTTAATGCTGTTACAGGGCTTCCTGCATCATCACCTTTAAATATAATATCTTTATCTTGTACACCTGAAGTAATTACAAAATCACTAGATGAATTTGTAAAGTTACCAACACCTGTACCTGCAATAGAAAATTCAATTCTATCATCAGTAGATGAAATTATTTTAGTATCTCCATCGCTATCTAAAACTAAGTCTTGTCCTTTCAGGTTAAGTGAACCAGCCACAGAAAATACATCAAACCAGTTTGTGCCATCAGTTGAAACTAAGCGAGTAGTGCCATTAGCAATTGAAATAGTATTACCTGAAGCACCTAGACGGCATGTCATTGCATAAGGACCCGAAGATCCAGAATCTGTTGTCGCATTTTCTATTAAATAAATTTTTTGCGTAGCTGGGAATTGTGCTATTCTTACTGCACCGTGTGCACCAGTTAATCTAATATGTGCATTTCTAGCTTGGTTATTTGCTTGTGATTGTGGTCCATCTGCGTTTGTAAGTGTCGTTACGGCATTATCGCCACAAGCAACTTCTACTACACCTGCAATTGAAAACTCTAAAGCTTGTGAAAAATTGTTGTTTGTAATCGTACCCCAAGTTCCTGAATTTTCTCCAGTCCCCTGTAGCTCTATTCTCAAACTTGTCGAATACGTCGAACTCATAATATCTCCTATATAAAATTAAAAATTGAAGTTTGTCAAAACTTTTATGCAGCCTTATGAACTTCTGTCCAACTTATATCGCTGTTTGAGTCGTCTACAGCACTCCAGAAAGTTCCCTGTAGATTACCTACTCCACTTGTAGCAGAAACGCCAGTGACTGTCAAAGCTGAACTTCCCGATATAGTCACAGAACCTGGTAGTATGGTTGCTATGACACTTGGTGCTTCATAACTTGTTTCCTGTGTCTCTTCACCCAAAGATGCAGTTAAACCTATACCAGTAATACTTATAGAAGCACTACCTACTACAGTAGGTGTATTAGTTGATGAAGTTGTACTGTTACCTGTAGCTGTTACTGGTGCTGATCCAGAAACTGTTTCAGTGCCTAAAGATGCGGTTGTTCCAATACCTGTAAGAGTAACATTACATGTGCCTGTAATAGCAGAAGTACCTAAAGATGAAGTGGATTGTACACCAGGTATATCAACAGTTTGTGGTAATGTACCTACAGAAGAGGTCATACCTTGCTCTGTAACAACTATTGTTAAATTATTATCGCCTGATATTGAAAAAGTTCCTATGGATGATGTAGATTGAACACCAGTTACAAACACTGAAGTGCCAGGAGTTGATGCAGCTGAGTCTAATTGTATACCTGTAATTGTAGGTGCAACGTCTCCTACAAAACCTATATCTCCTGTGTTTGATGATAATGAATTTCCTGTTACGGAATAAGATTGTTCAGTAATATTCCAAAGGTTATCACTCCAACCAATTAATATTCCTGTGTCACCTGCAGCTCCCCTGTTCCAACCTGATTGAGGGACAGCAGTTGCTGTTTCGTCTCCAAGAGATAGAGTAGTCCCTATTCCAGTAGGGGTAACAACGCATGTTCCTGTGACAGTTTCAGTGCCTAAAGATGAGGTAATTGCGTTGCCTGTAGCCTCAGCTACAGCGACACCGGTGGCTGTAGAGGTGCCTAAAGATGAAGTTAAAGCATTGCCAGACGCATTTACATTAGCATCAGCTGTTAGACTCTCTTCTCCTAGAGAAGAAGTCATAGAAGCACCAGATAAACCGTTGCTCGTTGTTAAAATGAAATCGCCATTACCCCACGAAGACGTGCTCCATCCTAAAGGTAAGGTAGTGCCTACACCTCTGTTCCATCCAGTAAGTAGTTGATTGTCTACTATTGTAGGATTAGGCATTGTCCCTAACGTAGACGTTAGAGCGTTACCTGTCGCTGCATACTCAGAGGCCTGAGATGCATCTCCTATACTCGATGTTAGTTGGTTGCCACTTACGCTAAAAATATTAGTCGTAATTGTGCTTACAGAACCAACTGTAGAAGTGAGACCATTGCCCGAAGCCTCTACGGGAGCAAAGGTATTCCATGCCCCCGAGTTCCAGGTCTGTCGGCCCCATCCTTGAAGAGAGGCCATAATTTATCTCCTATGCGATTCTTAAAATTGCTGCGGTTGCTTCTGCTGCAGGGAACGTAATTGTAAATGTTCCTGAAGTAGAAGTTTTTACTGCACCGAAGTCCAGTACACAAACAGATGCATTGGTAGTCAAACCAGATACAGTTGAACTATTATAAATTACAGCAGCTTGTGCTGAGATAGTTGCACTTGTAAATGAAATGTCATTGAAGTCACAAACAGCAGTGTCTGTTGACAATGCTGGAGTAACTGAAGTTAAAGCTCCACCACCTTCAGCATACGTGCCAGATGCACCTACTTCATCAGTTTGTTGAAAAGCAGTTGTTGATTTACTTAATGTTGCTTCGTTGTCGTATAGCGCAAGTTTAAAAGTATTCCCCGTCGTTGCCGTAAAATTGTGTAGGCCTTTCAGGATCTCCACCTTGAAACTGTTGCAGACAGCTTGAGTAATTGCCATAATAATCTCCTATGGGTTCCTTGACTCGAGAGGGATACGAATAACGCCATCTCGAAATTCGTCTCTACGGTCACGCCCCATCTCATATGTGGCAAGAGCCTGTACAGACTGATTATACATTTTATCGTAGTATTGTATCATATCTGCTGGACCTTTCAAGTATCCAAGTGCTTCCAAAATACAACCATATAAAAGCACGTTTGGAGCATTCTGACTTACCCAATTTGATGTTGTCGTACTGGATAATACAGGTGCTTTATACGTGTATGCGAGCTCTACAGTTAATGCAGCGTTCGGGGTTGGTGCCAACATGTGGGTATCGTTATCATATACAGCATAATACTTTGGAGTACCTGCTGCTGATGACGTCCTGTTTGGCGCAAATTCATTCATAAACGAAATATCTTTTTGTATCAAGAATGTTCTGTTATCAGAGCTATCAATTAATTGTATGTATCTTGTAGTATCCCAATCTCCAGGAAGTGGCAAAAAAGGATTGTTCACCGTAAGAGTAGCTGTGTCATATCTCCTATAATATGTAAGATCTATGTTTCTTCTTAATTTATCTTCAGTAGAAATTATAAATTGATTAATGACCGCATCACTTAAAACATCTGACGTAGTTTCTGTATAATCCCTTACATTACTTAACAAATCAGTATAATCACTCATGACGTGCTCACTGTAACATTTCCAGCAGAGCTCTGCAATCTAGTTTGTTTTGATTCTGTTTTTGGTTGCATACCTACACTAGAAAATAAGTTGGTATTGACTCCTATTTTTCCAACAAAAACCCTTGAGTCTGCTATCTGTGGTCTTGCGTCTTCAAGAGACTGAGGATCTTGAATGATAGGTAATGGCTCTAGTTGAGGATGCTTTTCTTCATATTCAGAAATATGAACAGTAGAATTATTCCACTCTTTAACCATTTCATTATACGGAAAAGCCATACCAGATCTATCTGATATTCTTTGTGCAAACTTACCGGATGCATACTTCGCCATAATTAAACTCCTGGTAAATAAGTTTTAGGGGTAAGAAACAAACTAGTTCTTTCACCATCTTGTGCTGCTGCACGTTGAAACTCGTCTTCATAAATTTGTTTTAATAATTGAATTCTGTCTGGCGCTTTTTTCATAGCCATGTAATAAGCTAATCCGGCAGTCATACATGGAAGAAATCGAAAAGGAATCTGAGCGTTATTTGTGTAATCGCCCGCATCAAACATACGAACAAGAGCATAATATCGTAGAGTGTAAGTTGTATCAGCTGCAGGATATAGAAATAGTGTTGGGTTTATCGTACGTTCAAAATAGTATTGAGTTGGTCTTCCGCTGGTTGTTTTAACAGCGTAATTTAAATATGTAGATCTACTAATTGAGTTAGCAGAAAAATCATTGTTACTAGAATCTCTAATAACCACATCAGTGATATCTACTATCTGTTGACTGTCATTTGCACCACTACCAAATAAGCTAGTTCCAGTTAAACTAGTTGTAGTTGCTGCAATTGTTTTTTCTTGTAATTGAATAGTCCAAAGATTCAATCCTCTGTTAGCCCACTCTGCTAACAATAAATTCAAAGAACGCCTTGCAGTTTGCAAATCGTATCCACTACGTACCTGCAAACCACAACGCTCATATGCTTCCTCAGCAATTTCATCTATCGATAGATCAAAGCTAGCTGTTGATGCGTAAGTTGGCATTAATTATCTTTTTGCCTTTTTCTTTTTACCCTTCATGGCTTTTTTCTTTTTACCTTTCATGACTTTACCGCCACCTTTCATTCCGATAGCTTTTCTAGGTGATACGTTACCACCCATAGCCATAGCCATTGCATTTTTTTTCATCATGCCGCCACCACGTTTTTTTACAACTGGTCCGCCACCTCTCATCTTATTTATGTTTTTCTTCTTCATTACCATTTCGACCTCCGAATATTCGTCTATAGGTTTTATATCTTGATACTACAACGTCTTGATAGTACCCTTTTGGCCACAACTTATAGTAACCAGATTTATGTAGTTTATCAGAAGCTTCCTGTAATAGCGAGAACTTTTGTGCTAATATCATAGAATACATTAGGTCGCTTTCAACATCTGGAGGTTCATCTCCTGGTGATACAAGAAATTCTTGCTCATCTGCAGTAGCAGGATTACTAGGATGAAAACCCATAAAATAAATATCTTTTTTATTGTACCAATAATTGTAATCATCGACAATTCCCTGAAATTCGTTAGGGGTATAGCTATAAAAAGGATCGCAAAAAATTAACAAATCATGAGTATCAAAACTAATTTTATTTAAATAAGTATTAAATTCTGTTTTGTACCACTTGTGTTTTTTTTTGACTTCGACAACAACTTTTTCATCTTTCCAACTTTTTCTAGCAAAAGGACATGCTGACATACCTCCTAGATGTTTATTAGGAACTTCTAAAAAATATTTTGACCACTTACGTACGTCTTCTTTTATTTCTTTTTCTAATTGCATCTTTACCCTTCCTAAAAATACTTGCTACTTCATTTTTACCCATAACTTTAGCTCTTTGCTCACCCACAGTTAAAATTTGAATTTTCCTTGCAAAAGGTTTTTTAACCCTTTTAACTTTTGCCACTGTTTTTCTAGCATCAGCAGGAGTAGCAAACTTGATAGATACAGTATCACGTGGATTTTCATCCGTGTAAAGTCTCCTGCCACTGCCTTTTGGTTTCTTGCCCGTGCCAACTTTAGGATCTTTTTTCTTAACTTTCATATATAGTTCCTAACTTGATTACCAATAAAAACATTTAACGGTTCAATTTTTAACCATGCAGTACTGTTTTGTTCTTGGTTTACTTTTTTTTCTGGAGACTCAGCTAAATTAATTAAAGTGAATTTTGATCTTTTTACAAAATTAAAAAATATATCTGCTTCTTCATCTGTTTTTGATTCAAGAAAAACTTGAGGTATTTTTCCTGATTGTAAACAATTTACAATAGATTCGAGAGTCATAAGTGAATGATGAATAGTTGATGCTCTATCAATAAAAATGTCAGAGTATTTTGACATCTTTGGTAAATAAAAACCTAAAGTTTTTACGATACCCTCGGCATCCGAGCCCTCAGCATCTGAAAATAAAATGTCTATAGGTTCATTTGTATAAAAAAATTTATCATGTGATTTAAAATCAATATTAAAATTTTCATATTCCATATAATCATTTAACTTAAATTTATTAATAAGATAAGCAAAATAATCATCATAAGAATGAAAGTTTTCTCCTATTATTTTTAACCTGTTTTTTAAAGTTGGCCAATCATGCTGATTGTCAACGCACCATATCTTTCCTTTTTCATTGTCTTTTAAAGCTTGTCCCATAAGAATAGATGCAGTGCCGTATCCTGCGCCTAATTCAATGATATTATTAGGTCTTTGCATTCGGATTAAAGAGTATAAAAGCAAACTAAAATGCTCTGTTCCGTAGTCTTCTGAAATACTAAAATAATCTACTTTTAAATTATTTCTTTCGATAATATCTTTAAAAGACACCTCGGAAACTAAACCCTCTCTGAGCTGCACCAGCTCTTCTCTGATCTGTAATTAGTCCACCTCGAGCTGCAAAAGTTTTAACATTAGTTGGTTTACCTCCAACACCTTGAGCTTTACTTCTTTTTCTTTTTACCGCTGATCTTCTCTGGCTTTCTGTCATCCTTGCAGCTTTAGCTGCTGGAACACATTTAGGATATTTTCTTTTTCTATCTGCTTTCAGTTTTGATCTGCCACATTTAGCAAAACCACCACCCTTTTTCTTGGCTCCAATATCAACCCAATCTTGTTCAAACCATTTTTTTAAACTCATGTTTTTTTAGTTTTTTTTCTTTTGCTAGCCATTACTGCACCACAACCTTTTGCTATGCCTCCTTGTTTGAAACTTGACACTGCCTTTCTTTGTTGTGACACTTTATTAAAATTAATGACTTCTCCACCTTTAGCTTTACCTGCAGGTTTAGGTCCTTTAAAATCTTTTCTTTTTACACCACTAGGATCTTTTATTTTACCAGCACATATTTTAGAAGCGTAAGCGTTTGCGTATGCACTAGGATACACTTTAAACTTACGTTTAGCTGCAGCTTTACCTCTTGGACATAATTTAGTCATTATCTCTTCCTTGCAGTTTGTGCAGCCCTTTTAAAATTAGCTGCAGTAGGAGCACCTTTTGCACCTTTTTTTCTCATTTTGCCACCACGTTTTCTTTTAGCATGAATGTTTGCATATAAACCTTTTCTCATCCTTGACCCCTATATTTAACGTATTGACGTCTTTTGTTTTTGTTCTTTGGCCTAGTGCGTGAAGAACGACCTATACTAGTCCTTTTTTTGATGGGTGTAAAGTATTCGTTGGTAGCTGGTTTAGCCATTACATTTGTGATAAGGGATTTTCTAATGCTAGTTTTATTCTTTTCTCAACCTTTTCTTCTAGCTCAGTCATGGCTGATTCCAACTTATCCTTTAATCGTGCCATGTCATCCTGAATGTCCTTCGTGGTATCTCTTAACTCCTGGTTGGTTTCTCTCGAATCTTCTTTAACTAATTGTTCTACATCATTTACAATTTTTTCTACACGTCTCACGTCTTGTCGTAAATCATTTTTAAGTTCGTTTGCAACATCAGACACTAATCTAATTTCTGACATAATCATTTCCATCTCTTGCATAATCATGTTTACTTCTGTCTGTATTAGATCTGTTTTGCTATTTAATTCTTCTTTAGTAAGATCTATTCTTTTATCAAATCCAGACAAATCTGGTGCAACATACTCTTGTATCTGTTCTTTCATTGTGAGGTAATCTTTGTAAAATTCAAAACCACCCCATAGAGCACCACCCGCTGTTGTTAACGCAGTTAAGACTAGAAAGATCTTCCCGCCACGAAACTTAATGCCTGCTACTTCGAGTTCTGCCATTGTAAATCTATCATATCATTCATCATACCATCACTACCACCAAATAAATACCATTGTGCAATATTATTATTTTCTATTTGTGTATCTGGTATCATATAATCTG